AACGTTAGCCCTGAAGAAGCATGGGTTGCTTTCAATGATGAAACTACTCAAGCAGATGCTCAGGAAATAATTAAATCTGCTGAAGAAAGAGGGGCTGTAGAAGCTGGAACTACAGATGCAATGCTAGAAGCAGCTGGTGAAACTAAACCAGCTAAGCCTGTATCTCCATCTAAAGTTGCTGAGGCAGATAAGAAAAAGAAACAACCGGATGATGCAAGAAAGCCTACCTATACGGGTTTTAGAAAGAGCAGGTCTGGTAATTATTGGACAGCCAAGATAGCTAACTCACCGGCTAGAATAGTAGAAGACGAGGTTGGGGAGTTTACTGCTGTATATAAGGGAGCTTCTTACCCAACTCCATTCACTAGTTTTGAAGCTGCTAAAAGACATCTTCTAGAAACGCATGGGACACCAACAGAAAGGAAGAAGATTAAACGCCCGAAGGTTCTTGAGACTAAAGTAACAAAAGAAAAAGAAAAGAAACCAGCTAGAAAAATTAAGTATGCTGAACCAACTGTAAATAAAGCAGGGAAGACAGTACAAATAAAGTATGAGCCAGATGTTGATGTGAATCGACCATACATAAGGCACTTTGAGGGAGAGCCAATTAGCAGGCATGAGACTAGGCCATCTGCTATGCATGGTCTCAGCACAATGGATGAGGCTAAAGCTGCAGAGGTTATAAGAATACAAGAGGCTAGGATAGCTAGGCTAGAAGGGAAGGCTGTTACCCAAGCAGAAAAGGATGCTAGGGCTACAGGTAGGATAGAATCAGCTAGGACAGCAGCAGAAGACTTAGGTGGCTCCGTAAGGGAGATAAGAAAGTTAGATATAAACCAACAGCCCTTACCGTCTGCAACGCATACAGTTATTATAGGTCAGCCTAATGTAAAAACTGATTCTCCAGGTGAGACTAGGTTTGTTAATGAGGTTTTAGAAGAAGAGGACATGCACCCAGTTACTGTCTCTTATGAGGTAAGAGAGATGAGAACTAAGGACAGGACTAGACCACAAAGATTTTCAGAAAACGATACATCTAGAGAAAAGTTTAATACTTTTACACCATTCGTAGCAAGCACTAAAAAAGATGCCCTTGTATTAAGCCAATCTATCTATGCTAATGCACAAAAATTCCACAGGTTTTTGCAGAACGAGGTATCCTTACAAAGGAATCCCATGTCTCTAAGTTTGGGATTGATAAACGATGCCGAGGCATTTGAACTTCAGAAAGCTTACCAAGGCCTTATTAGGCAAGAAAAAGCAAAAGAAACCAGAAGGAAAAAGCTTACTACTGAACAGAAAAATAGTATAGAAAGATGGGAACAGAAGATACAGGACTTGCAGACTGCTGACGGCAGATCATTTAAGTCTACTATAGTTCCAGGAGAGATGGGTGAAGTAACTCTTGATTCCTTTAACGACAGCCTGCAAAAATGGATTGATCAGCTTGAAGATACTAGAGCAGATACTACTGCCTTAAGAGAAGTACTGGCTAATAATAAAAAAAAAGTAGATGAGCCGTTAGAAGAGGAGATCACCCCAAGAGGGGCTGTAGTAGAGGAAGATGAAAGGGTAATACCAGAAGATCAAAATCCAGATGATACACTTTACCATGTAACTAGAACTGAAGATGTAGAGTCTATTATTGAGTCTGGTATAGAGACTTATGGCGGCCCTAGAGCAGCTACAAATTGGTTAAATAAGGCTGGCGCAAGGCTCGGGAAAGGTGAGATATACTCGTTTGAAAGTAGGGAGGATGCTATTAGATGGGCCTCTTTCATGGAGTACGACGAATACAAAAAACATGATACAGGTAATATATCTATTGTATCCCATAAGAGGGGATCAGATTGGTATCGAGACGAGAGGTCAGGCCTCACTGGGCCTCAAGGAATTGCCAGAGATGAAGGTGTTGATCCAGAAGATATAATAGAATCTCAGGTTTTTGTTTTTGGCAATATGGGTGGTGAGACTCAAGCTGTTGTTGGAGCAACCTTTAAATCTGAGGCAAAAGTTACGCCTGGCAAAGCTGCATCTTTAGAGACAAAACAAACTATAGATGATTTCCTTTTTAGTCTAGAAGAGGATGCTGAAAATATTCAGCCAGAATGGATGCAAGAAGTTATAGATATAGATAATGCAAGGGGTGATCCTGATGAGAAGATGATAGGGTTGGGTGATAAAGTAATCCCTGCTTCTGATTATTTTAACGACAAGCTTGATGAACTAAAGAGAGAAAAGCCTGAAATAAAAGATGTATTTTACGTAGATGAGGATGGCAACTGGATACTAGAGGCATCTGAAGATTATAGATTAAAATGGACATTTGATCAAGGCCCTGTTATACAAGAAGAGATTGATTCAGAAGAAAGTGATTTAGAGGAAGAATTAACTGATCTAGGTTTTACCATAGGCGATCCGAATGATTTATTTGCTGCTGTTGCTGCAGCTGAAGCAAAAGGTACAACTGTTTTAGAAGAGCAGGCGAGGATTAGAGACCGCCAACAGTATACAGAAGAACAAGAAGCTATTGAGGGGGCTGAGAATGTTATTCCAATAGATAGAATAACTGATAGAGAATCCTTTGAAGAAGCTTTAGATACTTTCGATAGCAATATGCATGACCCAGAAGATGATACTTTTGCTATAAGTATGATGGAACAAGAAGAAGAGGCAGGGACTTACATGTCTTTTCTTCAAGAGGGTATAGCTAGATTTCCAAAGGTAACACTTCCTGATAGTTTATTTTTAGACGATGGTATTCTTAGAGTTAACCGTGACCTTGTTCCAGCAGGGGAAGTAGTTCCGTTTGAAAAGCCTGTAGGTCTAATGGAAGATGTAGATAATGACCTAAAGCAGATGCAAAAGGATAGAGACTACCAGTTATGGAAGGAAAAAAAGGATAGAGGCAAACAAAAGACAGAGGATAAGATAGACCCTGATTATATCCTTGAGAATGAGAATCCAGCAGAGCTTTATGCCAAGCTATCTGCTACGTTATCACAAGGTGGCTACTCTGCCACTGAAGTTAAAAGTCTAGCAGCTAATATTAAGGCTGCCAATCCAGGCTTTAAATACAATCCCAAAGGAAAGAAAGCAGACATTACCGCTTCCATAATGGAGTGGTATACCAAGCCTATGGATGAAGGGTATGTTGGTACTGCTGAGGAGCAGAGAGAGTATGAGGATAAAGATAACGATGATATCACAGAGTCCAGAAGGCTAGATTCTAAACCAGACTTTCTATCTCCAGATAGAGCAACATCAACTATAGGCAAAGCTGTTAATAATATCTTTGGGGAAAGAATAGGTAGACGTATGCTGTCGATAGGATTTATTAACTTAATAAACTCCTCAACAGCAAGGGAAATGGGGGCATCCTCTACCGCACAGGCATTTGTCTCCAGAAAGAACGGGGCTATATATTTTATATCAGATAGGATAGGTTCTGATATGGATGAGAGCTCTATAAGAGGACTTATGTTCCATGAGTTAGGGGTGCATCTAGGAAAGGATGTATTCAGTGGTACTGAGTGGAATACAGTTCTTAACGAGGTCTATAATCTTAGTAAGGCTAATGATCCTACAGTAAATGCAGCTGTCGCTAGGGTAATGAAGGCCTATGATTTTAAGTATATAGATAGTGGCCCACCATTTGCTCCTGGAAAACCCCATGTTAATTTTCAAGGTAGGCGTGAGTTTTGGGAAGAGGTTCTTGCCCATGTGGTAGAGATTAAACAACCAGGCCCGATCATCGTAAACAATAAGCTAACCGATAAGATCAGGAATGCATTTAGAAAATTCTTTAACAAGATTTTCAAGGCGTTTGGGGGTTTAGGTAAAACTTATGTTTATACAGGCACTGAACCATCCGTTACTATAGATGACCTAGTTAATTTGGTTGGCTATGCTACCACTCAAGCAGGGGTTACTGGGCTAGAAAGACATGGCGATTCAAAACTAATGTCTAAGTTTAGAGACAAAAAGAGAAGGGAGTTTTTAGAAGGTTCTAAAGTTAAAGATCTTATGTATCATGGAACTAAGCGTGACTGGACTCATCCTTTTATAGAGCAAACTGAATTAGGTCTTCACGTAGGTACAGCATTAGCAGCTATTGAAAGAGTTACAAAAAGACGACACTCTTTTCTTGAAAAAGACCAGATTCCTTATGGGGATGTTGAAGTAAGGGCTTTCGAGCCAGGGTGGGAGCGAAAGATATCTGATAAAAATTTAGAAAATATTTATCTTGATTGGGGTGAGTTATCAACGGAGACCCTTTCGCCTGGAACATCGTATCCAATGGGTAGGAGGTATACAACCTTTTATGATTCTGCATCAGTTAAGCAGGGATATGTAAACATACAAAATCCTATGTTTGTTAGTGTAGACATAGGAGCGTGGGATACTCCATATGGTTGGAACAACGAGGCTCTTAGGGTTTTGTCTGGCGACACGCCAGCATATCTCGGCAAAGATGGCACTAATAAAAACATAAAAAGTATTATACCAGCGGATGAGGATGTATGGGTTAAGATTTCTAACTTGGCTAGAAAACATATGCGTGTTTCAATGGAAGAGCTAAGCTGGGTTCAGCAAAGTGGGAAGACATTGGGAGAGGAGTGGGGAATATCAAAGGGTGATGCCTTTGCTATTGCTGAACCGAGAGACTTTGAGAAAAAACTTAGAGAGCTTTTAATTTCAGAAGGCTATGATTCTATAGAGTATACTAATGACGCAGAAGATGCTGGAAGAACAAGCTATATCTTGCTTAGTGATAATCAATTTAAATCTATTGATGACTTAGCTTATGATTCGGGGGTTAGTATCTTCTCTACGAAGAAGGGTATATCTGCCACCACTAGCTCCAACATACAGGAATCCAGAAGAGTTGAAAGGGAATCATTTAAGGAGGTCGCTCTTAGTAGGATAGGAAATGCCAGGGCTAGCTCTATATCTAACTGGATTCAAAGGCGTGTAGAGCCTCTCATGACTATACCTGGGTATGATATGCTTGAGACTGAGAGGATGCTAGCTAAGGGTAGGATAGGAGAGTGGGCTAATACAGGCAGGATTATATTTGACATCTTAAACAATGCTAATACCGCAGAAAGAAAGGCTATCTTTAAATACTTTACTACTCGTGACGCTGATCCTAAAATGCTTTCTGATAGGAAGGTTGAGTTTGCTGAGAGGCAGACTATAGTTAGGGGAAGAACACCAGGGGATAAAGATGTAACTAAAACAGAGAGCTTAAGGGATAGGGTTGTAAAGACTAAAGAACTTATTGCTAAAATGGGGCAGGATTTAGTTGATGAGGGATTTATAAGTAACGAACAATACAGCGAGTGGAAGGAAAGGTATTTGCCTAGGGTATACCTAGAGCATGTCTTGGGTGGAACTGATAAGGCTGGCTTTGGTTTTAGAATGTCGCCACTTACTTATACCAAGACTAGAAAAGAACATGAGAAGTTCATGAAAGACTTGGTGTCTGGTCGCATAGACGATCCAGCTTTCCTTTCTTCTAGGTATGTGTCGATGGCTGGTGCTGACATGGCTATAAAAAGCTACCTTGATTACATTGCTAGCGATCCAGGAAATAATAAATGGGTTCTTCCTGGCCAGATCATGACGTTCAAGAAGATGAAGGGCACTGCTGATTACTTTAAAGAGTTAGCTAGGGAGATTGATTTTCGTGCTGGCGTAATGAAGAAGAAAGATCCAGCTAAGGCCAAACAAATGGAGGCCCTCTCCTCTGAAATGAAGGAAGAAGCTGAGACTGTTGACTCAAGGTTAAGGGGGGTGGATACTAGTAAGTACACAAAAGTACCCGACTCTCCAAGGTTTGGTGCAATGCGTGGCCTTTATGTAATGAAAGATATCTGGACAGATATAAATGGGTTAGGTATAGCTGGCAATCCAGCGTGGGGTGGTCTTCTTAAGTGGAGTGGTAGGGCGCAGAAGGTATTTAAATACACCAAGGTGCCCATGAATATACCAACTCAGATTAGAAATATTATATCTAATACTATATTAATGAATGTATCTGGTACGAATCTCTTTAAGATTCCAGGTGTAGTAAGTAAGGCTGTGTATGATGTGTCTCATAATGGGAAGTATATGCAACTTGCCAGGAAGTATGGCTTGGAAAGTACTACGTTTGCATCTGAGGAATTGGTTAGGATAGATAGGGAATTAGCTACGGTAAAAGCTAGGGGTAATTCTTTTGATGGGATGTGGGCTAGGCTTAGTGTATTCTTTGATAAGTATCTTGATGTAGGTGGTCGTGCTTATCAAAAGAGTGAGGTACTATTTAAGGTTGCTAAGATGATAGACCTCATGGAGAATCATGGTAAGGGTGAGGCGGAGGCAGCTAAGCTAGCTAACGAAGCGTTGCTAGACTATAGTAATGTATCTCAGGGTATTAGAATGCTGAGAACTATGCCTTTAGGTTCTCCATTTATTACGTTTAATGTTAAAGCAGCAGCTCAGATGGTAAGGAATATTAAACAACATCCTCTTGCTACCGCTAAGTATGCAGCTATCCCGTATCTATTTGCAGAGATGTTCCTATCTCAGAATGATGATCTTGATGACGAAGATTGGGATGCATTGATGGCGTTCTTGCCTGATTATATGGAGACATCTTTCAGTACTATGGTATTCCCTACCAAGAATGAGCAGGGTAAATGGGAAGCTATTGATATAAGTTTCTTCTTGCCTTGGGGTGCTCACTTGAACCTGGCTAAGGATATGTATAAACAGGAGTGGGGAAATGCGGTATCAGGTACTGGCATGTTCGCTGGGCCTTGGGAAATTCCAAAGGCTATACAGCTTAACGAAGATCCATTTACTAAACAACCTATATGGAATGAATTCGATCCTGCTCGTCAAAGGTACGAAGATATATTAGGTTACTTGGCATCTTATATGATACCTCCAATGCTTATGCCTAGAAATAGAGCTGGTGATATTATTACTGGTGGTGGACCGCTAATTAAAACCATGATGGCAGCTGATTTTATTGATGGTAATGTGGGTAGAGATGGTCTTCCAAGATATACAATGCCTAATGCTTTATTGTCTTGGTTTGGGGTTAGTATTCAGCAGTTAGGAAGGCAAGATGTAATTAAGAAAGGATACTACAAACAAAAAGATCTAGATAATATAAACAAAAGATTTTTAAGAATGATTAATGAGCCAGCTTATGCAGGTAACAGTGCTGAGGCTATAGAAAAGAGAAAAGAATTGAGAGAGCAATACAGGGAACACTGGCTAAAGAAATATAAAGAGAGTATGGAATGGGCAGAACATTTAAAAAGCTTGGAGAAGCTTTTTAGTGAAGATAAAAAAACCTAAGCTAGTAGAAGTGGAGTGGTTGGATATATTCGCAACCTCTGGTTGGGAGAAACTTGATGAAGTTAATCCTCCTGTGCTGCATACCTATGGTTATCTAGTGTTCAAAGATAAGGATACTATTAAGGTTGCGTCTACTAAGGATGAGCACGGTGAGTGGTTTGCAACTCATGCATTTCCTAGGGGATGTGTTAAAAAAATACGCCCCCTTTCGGGGGCGCTAATTGAATTACCCAAGAAACAAGTACACAATAATACCACTAACAAGGATGTAACAAAGATACCAGGATAGTAGTTCTATTATGGTTCTGAACATCTATCATTCCATTTTTCTATTGCTTTCTTTTCCTCTCCTTTATGCTCTGGATTAAAGAAGAAGCTTATCTTACAAGGTAAACAACCTACTAAGAATGTTCCTATCTGACTTAACCCACCACAGAAAGGACACTTCTTTAATTTGCTCATTAATATTTCCTCGTTAGTTTGCGTTGAGTGATCGAATGTATCTCGTCATAATAACCTTCTCCATCCAATCCTTTTAGTGAAACCACTCCTCTCCACCAGTTATACTCTGTGTCTCTGCACCAGCTTTCAGAGTAGTGTGGATGTGAGTAGCACCCTGCAGATAGTCCGAAGATTTTTTGTCCATCTGGTCTAGTTTGTTCTGCATGATTATACAAGTGTGAATGTCCTTGCACCGCTGAGCAGTGCAGTTTAGATACTAAATGAAACCCTACATGAGTTGAGCTTATAGGCCTACCAGCTATACCAGATGTAAAGTAATGAGAGAACATAATATTCTCTATTGAAAGACAACTCTTAAATGGTGTTACCTTCCATCCATACTTTTCATATTGTAAGTCACTTAATCCTATTGCTCCTTCCAATTCTGGTGCTGAGTTAACAGCTCTCTCTATCCTATCTTCATGATTGCCAAGACACATGTGTAGCTTGGGCTTGTATTGCTTCTCCTTCCTTTTTCTTTTTGATTCATTGAATTTTTTTATAGGTGCAAAGAGTTTTTCTTGTGCATCTATAACAGATAGGATGTCTTTCTTATATCGTCTACCTTCAAATCCTTTGGTGCCTTTATCATAAGATGATAAGCTAGGCATATCTCCAAAGTCTCCTAAGCAAACTATTATATCTGGTTGTTGTTCTATTATAAAGTTACCAAGAGCTGAGAATCTTTTGTTGTCATATCCAGGTGCAGCATGACAGTCAGGTATAATCAGTAAGTCTTTTGGTTCCTTATTTTTCATAGTAATGTTTCCATAGCATGTTTAACTATACTGTGTGGGTACTCCTTGCGAATGCCTAAAGTTACAACATTATTATTAAGAGAAACAACGTGGTGGTTGTTGCTCGATCTACGAATAGTTGCACCCTTTTTCTTTAATAATTTTAAAAAGTCTTTACTTTTAATTGGGTGTTTCATATTGCACATATCCCTGTCATGCATTGTTCGTCACTGTTATCCTCATAGATAACACCTCTCTTTGAATGAGCTTCTTCATAATCACAAGCGGTTATTGGTTGGCCACCCCTGCTACCTTCAGGGTAGAGAGTCAAGCCTCTTAGACCATGTGCATACTTAGCTACTACACTGGAAAACTTTCCTAGTGTATCCTCGTTATTTAATTCGGAGCCATAAGGAGGAAGATTAAGAGTAGAACTAATAGCATGGTCAACATACTTCTGTAATTCATATTGAAACTTTATTCTCCTTTCTGGATCAGCTGCTAAATCTATAGCTGATTCTATCTCATCTTTATTAATGCCTTGATCTATAAGATTCTGAGCAGCACCATCTATTACGAACTGATGTTTCCATTTAGTTCCTTCCTGTAAGTATCTCCTTTTATAAGCCACCGCGTAGATGGGTTCCACTCCCGAGGTGGTGCCAGCTAATATTGAGATTGACCCTGTCGGGGCTATAGCTCTGTATCCTTTAGGCCTACTCAAGAAGAACCTATCACAGTGTTCATTGGCAGCCTTCTCAGACTCATCTCTATAAATCTTAAGCCACTTCTTTAACTCATCATTCATCTCATATTTATAACCAGACTTAAGTAACCATTCATGCATTCCCATTAAGCCTAGACCTAGTCGTCTATTCTTTTGCCTAACTTCTTCTACCTTTGTATAAGGTAGGTGTGCTCTTATAGTTCCGCATACTAGAAATTTAGAAGCCACGTTAACAACATCCTTAAATTCTTCTAGGTTTTCTATGCGTCCCATGTTGATACTTCCTAAGTTACACACGTCTGAGTCTGTCGAACTTGTTATCTCCGTGCAGGCGTTACGCAGAGTTTCGTTTTGTTTCTCTCCAAAGTTAAAGCTAAACCCTGGCTCTCCTGTTATCATGGCCTGCTTACAGTTCTCTATAAAAACATCAGGCATCCTACCTTCTCGTATCTCTTTAAGAAATTCATCGTCATAATTTAAAGAGATGTTCATCATATCAAGTGGTGCGGGATGGTTAAAATCATTACGCTTAACATCTGCTAAGGATAGATCTGTGCCCGGAACCTTAAAGTCGTGCCAGTTTTTAATCCTTAGAAAATCTAATGCGTCTTCATGTTGCCAGTTTAGGGAACCGTACATAGCTGATCGCCTCGACCCCCCTTGCATAACATTGCGACCCACCTCGTTTATGACACTTAGGAGAGGCAGTGGTCCTGAAGCTACGCCACCCGTCCTTCGTAGTGGCCTCCCACTTGGGCGAGCAATGCTTACATCTACACCAATACCACCTCCTGTCATCAAGCATGACATGGCTCTTTGTGTTACTCCTGACCATTCTTCTCTTGAATCCTCCATTAATCTTAGTAGATAACAGTTGTTCCAATAGCTGGCATCTCTACCTGCGTAGTAAATATACCTACCTCCTGGTAAAAATTTAAACTCTGTTATAACTTTAATAAGATAATCCCTATCTGACTTAGACATAATAGGCATATCTTTTCCGTTGCGTGTCCCGCATACATCGTTAACAATGGTATGCGCTCTATCTCTCCATGTCTCAAAAGTATTAGAGGCATATTTATTTCTGAATGTGGTTGCTCCTAGTTCAGTGTTGAATTCAGTCATTTATATCTTCCTTGTTAATGCCTGTGCTACCAAATCCTTTCTCTCCTCTTTCATAATGAGAGATTGAGTTGGCGTTTAAAGATGGCGTTTCGTATTTGCTAAATACTAGTTGAGCAATTCTATCTCCTTCTGATATGTCGAATGGTAGATGCCCTAAGTTAGCGAGCAATACTTTAATCTCCCCCCTGTAATCAGGATCTATAGTTCCTGGGGAATTTAAAACAAACACCCCATACTTACTGGCAAGGCCACTCCTTGATCTTATCTGACCTTCCATTCCTTCTGGCATTTTTAACTTTATACCAGTACCAATTAGCTTCCTATCTAATGGACGTATAACTTCATCTTTAGTAGCAAAGAGATCATACCCTACTGCCATTTGGGTAGCCCTTCTAGGCATAGAGTAGTTATCTTTAGTAGGTTCTATTATAACATAGTCTTTAGGTTCATACCTATCATACTTTTCCAACATTTATGTACCTCTCTTTAAGATTGTTATCTTGTGCATATTTTATATACTCATCTATAGTTACACCAGAATGCTCTAGGAATGTTTCCTCCCATGATTGAGTACTTTCTTCCGAGCCTTTCTTTCTACTCTGGTATATTACTCTAGCTAGTTTATAAATAATCTCGTCAAATAGTTCTCCTTTAGAATGGTATGTCATCAGCTGTTACTTGTTCAGCTATGTCAGACACGGCATTCTTGACTTCAGGTGATACCTCTTTCTTATATTCTGGAGGAGTTTCTACTTCTTTGTAAGCGTCAGGACTATTAATCATCTGTAACATAAAACCTTTTATGTCTGTAGTATATTTTTCCACACCATCTTTGCCAGTGTATTTTCTATAATCAATTGATCCTTCTACATATAAATTAGTACCTTTAGTTACATAAGAGTCTACTACATCTGCTTGTTTACCATAGAATATTACCTTATGCCAATCAGACTTCTTATACTCTCCGTAACCAGACTCAGTTACCATATCTACTTGTGCAATCTTGTTACCATTCTTGGTTGATCTAATGGTTGGATCTTTCCATACGTAACCAAGTAAGATAGCTTTATTAACTCCCTTCATAATGTTTCTCCGGCCAGTATTGTTTAACGTTCTTCCATAGGGTTAGTGATGAACTAAATATTTCCCAGTACCTTTCAAAGTTTTCTTTATCCCACTCATGGAATACTGTTAGTCCTGGGTCGGTTGCGCTAATAAATATATTAGCCATTCTCCTAACGCTAGCTTCTCCAGTATCGAGGTAGCTTTTTTCTACACCAGTTACAGCATATGCCATAAGCTGGTAAGCCATAGACTCATAAGCTAACTGTTTATGATCAGCTCCAAACTCTTTTGTCTTAAAGTCTATTGCCCATTCATCAGATATTAAATCTACCATACCACCATAGCCAAGCTTCGGTTCAGAGAATGTAACCTCTGATTGCCACTCCTGTTCACCACAGTTTATATCTAACAAGGACTTAACAGAATTAAAGATAGCCTCGTCTTCTCCCCTAGGTTCTTCCTCCTGTTTAAAAGATCTCTCTAACATACCGTGAATTCTTGTGCCTCTTTCAGAAGCTTCTTGAGATTCTTTTCTAGAGTCAGCGAGAATTCTTTTTGAGTACTCAGAATCTGTTTCATTTATATATCTTGGTAGATTAATGGCGGCGTTAATAGCCTTATTAATTTTCCATTGATCAAGCCCAGGTTTAGCTAGTATATCTAAGACAGATGTAACTGAAGGCATCCACCCATGTTTTCTAGCATCACGTAGGGTAGACGCCCTAAGCTTACCGTTCTTACTAGGCACATAGTGTTGAGGGTTTCCCTCTCTATCATACCAATGCATTACTTTCTCCTATTTCTCTGCTGTATGTAACTTAGTTACTGGCGCTTTCTCTCTTTCCTCAAGCAAAGCATCGTATCCCTCTGGTGTAGCCCATGATGCAGGGTTTCTATTACTATCAAATGCTTTCTCATGGTATAGATAACGCCCTATTCCCCATGTGTTTGCAGCCCTTACTAAAGCTTTGCTTATTCCCCCTTCTTTAGGTTCTATGTCAGTATCTCCATGCCCATCTGCTTTAGTTATCCATTCATCTCCCACTCTACAAGCCAAACTACATATCATTCTTTCTCCTAACCATTCATATGCAACTTGCCAATTATTAATTCCAAATACAGAATCTAATCTACCCATAACATCTCTTGCATCTATGTAGGATAGATCTTGGTTGCCCCTTCCTTTTCTCCATTTTACTTGGTTCGGTGGGAAAGGACGCTTAAGTTTTTTCTCTATATCCCTTACATGATCAGTCATCTTTTTCCTCTCTTTGAAGTTTAGATTTTTTCTCTAGGTTATCCAACCATTCCTCATACTCTTGTTCGTACTGCTCTTGTTCTTCCAGTGTCATCTGCTGTTGCTGTTGATCTTCTGTT